GAATGACATATGCAGGTTACAGTTGCTAAGTCGTTCTTCAAGAAAATGGACCTACTGAAAGAAAAGACTGAACAGGCAGTAAAGACAAAAGCCTCTGAGGTTGTATCTGACGCTGTTGATTTGTCGCCTGTTGACACTGGTGCATTCGTAGAGAGTTGGCAGATTAATCCTCGTGGGGAAAGAACCAGACGCTCTAGAAGCCCTGCTGGCAGGCCCCGTCTCAGTGAGGCTGGTAGGCAAGCTAAGAGAGAAGAAGAACGGGCTAGGCTTATGGATAGGGTCGCCTCTTTTGACTTTGAACAACTTAGTGGTTTTACCGTCACCAATACGGCCCCTCACATTGGTAGTATCAACCAGAACAACAACCTTAAGACTGGGTTAAGTCCAAGTGAAATTCAGGCTGTTCTAAAAGATAGGCATAGGTAATGGCTTCAATATACGACAATATCCGTGCAGCCTTTGAGGTTAAACTTAACTCTGTTACTGACGTACCTTCTATCGCTTGGGAGAACCTTAGCTTTAGTCCTACCACTGGTCAAGCCTACGTTAAACCCCGTCTTATTCCTACCCGTAGGGAACCTGCTGTTCGTGGTCTTAACCCTCAGATGTACTATCAAGGTATATTCAGAATTGAGTGTTATGTCCCAGAGGGTAATGGTCCCGCCGCTGCTGATGACCTTGCTGATAAGATCATTGAGGCTTTCGAGGCTACTACTGACGTGAGTTATAGTGGCACAATCGTTTCCATCCGTTATGCTGAACGAGAGCAAGGTGAACTGGATGGCCCATTCTTTATGATCCCAGTCAACATCGGCTGGTACATCTATTCTTAGGAGATAATCTAAATGGCTTTTGCACAAGGCTCCCGTTCCAGTCTGTCGCGTATTACTGAAGTTACCTTCGGTACTACTCCTGCTGGCGACTTCATTAACCTTCCTTTCAGCACTCACTCGCTGAACCTGACTAAAGACCGTGTTGCTGGTAACGACATCCAAGCTGACCGTATGCCCCGTGTTGACCGTCATGGTAACCGTCAAGTGTCTGGTGATATTGTCGTTGACCTCCGTGATGGTGACTACGATGACCTGCTTGAGTCGGCTATGCTCAACACTTGGTCTACCAACGTCCTGAAGGTAGGCACCACACCTAAGTTCTTCTCTGTTGAAGACTATGCTGCTGACATCGACCAAGCCCGTCTGTTCACTGGTATGGCTGTGTCTACAATGGGTGTCTCTCTTGCCCCTAACCAGATGGTGACGACCACCTTCGGTATGGTTGGTAAAGACATGACCATCAGTGGCACACAGAAGACCCAGACTGCCGCTTCTGGTGCTGCACCCTTCGACAGCTACTCAGGTGACATTGCTATCGGTAACGTGGCTTCTAGCTCTGCTGTGGCTATCGTGACTGGTCTGGACTTCACTCTGACTAACTCTTTCGCACCCACCTTTGTGATTGGTGATGATAGTGCGCCTAGCCTTGAGTATGGTCGTGCTGACATTGAAGGTACGCTGACTGCTTACTTTGAAGATGCAAGCCTGATTAACCGCTTCCTGAATGAAACTGAGAGCGAACTTGAAGTGTCTGTGAATGACCCCACTGGCCTTAACGCTTACACCTTCCTGTTCCCCCGTATCAAAATCAACTCTGCTGATGTTGGTGTCGATGGTCCGACTAGCCGGATTATCAACATGTCTTTTGTCGCTCTGTATGATGCAACTGAAGGCACCAACCTGTCGATCACTCGGCCAGCATAATAATCCTAGCTAGGATAGGGGAGGGTCGGTGTCGGGTCTGGCTCTCCCCACTTACTGTTTACGATAAAATCCCGACTAAAACACAATCAAACCCGTACAATTTACCGAATAGGATAACCCGATGGACCTTCTTGACCTTACGCCCAAATCTGATGAAATTGTTGTAGTCATTAAACATCCCGCCACTGGAGACACGCTCCAGAATAATGATGGTACTGACATGACTATTACTATTTGCGCCCCACACTCTAAAGACTATAAAAAAGTTCTGCATGAAATTACCAATAAGCGTCTTAAAAAGATGCAATCTAAAGGTAAAAATGATGTTACAGCAGAAGAACTTGAGGAGGGTTCTCTTGAGGTTCTCGCTAAGACTACAAGAGCGTGGAATATCACTTATGACGGAGAGTCTCCTAAACTTACTGTAACTAAGGCTAAAGAGGTTTACGAGCGTGTGTTCTGGATTCGTTCTCAAATCGAGGGAGCTATCGAAGACTCTCTGGATTTTATGAAAGCCTAACTTGTCAGTTATGTGAATGGGCTGAACATCAGTTCAAGCTCAACAAACCTGATAAGGATGGCGTCACAGAACGAGAACACTTAGAGCAGGTAGAGAGGCAGACTGGACGTAGGCTTGAAGCACTGGAACCCCCGACACCCTTTCCAATGCTACTTGAACACGTTTGGTCTGCCTTTATTACGTTAAGCAACACTAGAACTGCTGGGTTTTCTGGCCCTAACCCGATTACCTACGAACAAATAAAAGCGTGGAAAGAATTGACTGATACACCAATGGACCCTTGGGAAATACAAGCTGTCGTTCAATTGGATCGTGTCTACATGGGGGTAGCCAATGGCTGACATTACACTTACGGTTGACGTATCCAGTTTAGCAGACGCAAGAAAGAAGTTGAATGACTTCCAAAAGGCGACAAGTAATTTAACCGTCAACCAGTTGGCTAGTGGGATTAAATCTCTACAGGGTAATATCAAACAGCTTGTTGATGCCCAGCGTGACGGCACTATTGGTTCTAACGCTTATAATAAAGGGCTTCTTGAACTTAAGCGGGCCTATGAGGCTCTTGGTTATTCTAGTCAAAAAGCAACTGCGAAAGTCCGCGCTTACGCCCAGCAACTAAAAGATCAAGCTGCTGCTAGAGAAGCTGCTAAAGCAGCGGAAGAAGCTGCCGCAGCAACTAAAAGGTTGGCTGACAGACAACAAGAACTCCGCATGAGGTTTCAGCAAGGGTATGCTGCCTTTAGTCGGGCGCGTTCTCAGTTGCGTGATCTTCGGGAAGCACTTCGTAGCAACATTATTACTACCGAGCAGTATAGGGCTGCGGTTAAACGTCTTCGGGAGGAGATGAACAACCAAAACCAATTGAACCAAGGTAACATACGTTCTCAGAATGCACTTGGAGTAGCTATTCAACAGACGGGTTATCAAGTTGGTGACTTCTTTGTTCAAATTCAATCTGGCACAGATGTTCTCGTCGCATTCGGTCAGCAAGCCACCCAACTTGTTGGCGTTCTCCCCCTTATCCACGCTCAATTAGGCCTATCAGCAATGGCAGCTATTGGGTTGTCAACAGGCTTGGGTATTGCTATCCCCATTATTACAGCAGTTGGGTCAACGGTGCTTAATCTTTCTGGCGGTTCTAAAACGCTTGAAGATAGATTTACTGATCTTAGTTCTGCAAGTGGCGTTTTGCATGACTCCTTGTCTCGACTAGAGGATACAAAACTTTCAGAGACTTTTGGTTCCTTGTCTGGGTTTGTCAAGAGCACAAGCCAAGCAATGAGAGACTTAGCTGCACAACAAGAACTAGATCGACTTGTTGATACCTTTAAGGAGATAAGGCAACTAAGTGACGCTGGTATTATGGACAACATTGTTCAAGGTTTTAAGACTATAGCCACATTTGGTGTAAATATTAAAACTGATGAAATGTTGGATGAAGGGAAGTTTAGAGAACTTGGATTAAATATGAGCCGTTCTACTTTTGACGGTTTCATTAATGGGCTTCGTTATCACGCTGAAAGGGGAGATAGAACTTCCCTCGTGGCTATGTTTAATGAAATGATGACAGAGGTAACCAAGTCAGGGGTTCAACTTCCGCAAGCTACTTTCGAGATGCTGGTCCAGCTTGAAAAAGCTATGCTTGCTGTCGCGGAAAGTCAAGCAACCTTGAGCGGAGAGAATAAAAAGGTTGTTCAAACTGCACAAGAAGAGTTTGAGAAACTCCAAGAACAAAAAGTAATGATGTCTCGCGCTTCAGGCGATGAGCGGGCAGCTATAGAGCAAGAACTTACTGCCCAACTCATAAAAGCACAAGACGAGTATATCGAAGCCATAAAAGAGGCTCAAGAAGCTGGTAAAGGGCTTTCTGAGTTGGACCTTAAATCTCCTTTTGAGGAGGCATTGCCAGCAGCTAGACTACTTGCCTACGAAATGGGCATTGCCCTTAATGATGCACTTAGTCTTATTAACGCAGCGTCTTCGGACGGTGGCCCTGTTGGTCGCGGCAGAGGTAAATCTCAAGGCGCTGGATCAACAAGCACTGAACGCCTTTTGTTGGGTATGGGTGGGGAGTTTATACCCGGCAAGCCTGACAGAAAGAAGCGTGGTGGCAAGTCTGAGGCTGAACAAGAAGCTGAACGTATCGCCAACTTTGAAAAGCAACTTAAACTTGAGCAAGAACTAATTGGTAAATCAGAAGCTCGTAAGCGTGTCCTTCAGGCTCTTGGTGTTGAGTTTGTAAATAACAATCAAGCTGCTGTCGCTGGGTATGAAGCACAAATTGAAGCCATCACTGAAGCTATGCGTCTTGAAGAAGAACGTAAGAGCCTCATGGCATCTGTCGAGTCTTCCCTTGAAGCTGGATTTATGTCGATGGTTGATGGCACTAAGTCTGTTAAGGACGCCTTCAAGCAAATGGCGACAGATATTATCAGAGAACTGTATCGTGTTCTTGTCGTTAAAAAACTTGTCAGTACTATTACTGGTTTTTTCGCTGATGGTGGGGTCTTTAGTGGTGGCTCTCAGATTAAAGCATTCGCCAATGGTGGTGTCGTAGGTGGTCCAACGTACTTCCCAATGTCTGGTGGTAAAACTGGTCTGATGGGTGAAGCTGGTCCTGAAGCTATCATGCCCCTTAAGCGTGGTGCTAATGGTAAACTTGGTGTGGAAGTTCAAGGTGGTGGCGGTAATGTTAACATCGTACAGAATTTCAATATCTCTGCCAATGGTGATGAGAGCGTAAAGCGTATCGTACAACAACAAATCCCCCGTATTGCTGAAGCCACTAAAGCTGCTGTGGTCGATAGCAAGAGACGTGGTGGTTCTTATGGAAGGGCGTTTGGATAATGGCTATAACTTATCCTGTATCCACACCTACAAGTATTGGCATTGCTAATGTCGAACTTACAGCTACTAACGCTGTGGCTGTCAGTAGGTCACCCTTCACTTTCAGTCAGCAGGTCCATACCTACCCCGGTCAGATGTGGTCTGCTACTGTAAGTATTCCACCTGTCCGTAAAGACCTTGCTGAACCTTGGGTAGCCTTCTTGTTGTCGTTGAGGGGCCAGACTGGTACATTCCTTCTGGGTGACCCTAACAATACGACACCAAGAGGGACTGCACTATCCTTTAGGAAGAACCTTCTGTCGTTTACTGAGCAGTTTGACCAGTGGTTCAGAACATCATTCGCATCCGTGTCAGCCAACACGCACACTGCACCTGATGGATTTGTGACTGCCGATACTCTGGAGAAAACGGAGGGGACTTTTGTTTACTTCATAAGAAAAGGAAATACCGTATCAGGCGAAACATATACTGCAAGCATTTACTTGAAGCAGGGAACCGCCGCGACGACAGTTTTACGGGCTTACAAGAATGTTGTTGAAGGCTCAAACCTCGTCGGTGGAGCATTAACTGTTGATTGGTCAAACCCATCTGCTACGGGTGTTTCTGTTGGCGACGGATGGTACCGATTTTCCATGACAGTTACAGCCATTGACGAGGGGGTAAATCTTCTCGTTTATCCTGCTGGAACTGGTGTTGATACCGGAACCGTAATAGCTTGGGGCGCACAACTTGAACAGGGTTCTGCCGCAACAGACTACCAACCCATCGCAAGTTCGTATGGCCCATTCGTTAAGGGGGTAGGTCAGACGGGTGGGACTCTTCTAGTTGATGGTGCAAGCCCTAGTGAAACTGGTTACCTGCTTGCAGGTGATTACATTCAGTTAGGGTCAGGATCATCGTCAACTCTTCATAAGGTTCTTGTCGATGTTGACACTAATGAAGCTGGAGATGCTACACTTGAGATATGGCCTAGTATCAGAACTGCACCAGCAGATAATGCTGTAGTTTCTGTGGCTGATTGTAAAGGTGTATTCCGTCTGTCTAGTAATAATCAATCTTGGTCGATTAACGACAACAGTGCATATGGCATTCAATTTGAGTGCATGGAGGCAATCTAATCATGGCTAGAACAGTCCCGGCAGCTATTCTTACAGCCCTTGGTCAACCTAATGTAGCACCTTTCTATGCTGTAGAGTTTGACTTTGACACTGCACCTGTCCGCTTCTGGACTGGCTATGGTGACAGAACTATTGAGGGTAATACATATCTTGGGGCTGGTAGCCTTATTGGTATTAGTGGTCTTGAAGAAGTCTCTGATCTGTCCGCTAAGAGTGCTACTATCAGTCTGAGTGGTGTACCTCCTGAACTTGTGTCTCTGGCCCTACAAGAGCCTTACCAGAACCGTGGGTGCCGTATCCTATTCGGTGTGACCAATGTCTCTGACGTTGTTGAAGTCTTTGGTGGCTTCATGGATGTTATGACGATTGAGGATAGTGGTGATACGTCAACTATCAGTCTGACTGTCGAGAGTAAACTCGTTCAGTTGGAACGACCAAAGATCAGACGTTATACTCACGAGAGCCAACAAGCTAGATACCCCGGCGATACATTCTTTTCTTTTGTCGCTGACTTACAGGATAAGGAAGTGGTATGGGGTCGCAAGAGCGCCTAAACAATTATCTCAAATCAGTCAAGGATGAACCTTTTGTTTGGGGTAAACATGACTGCCTAATCTTCACTAATATTGCCTTCAAGGAAATGTATGGTCAAGGTTGGGGTGATGACTTTATTGGTCGTTACATGACTGATAGAGGTCTTCCTATGAGAAGGGACCAGCTTAGGGTAGAGTTTGGTTACTGGTCGTTTGAAGAGGCTGTAGACGATAGGCTGGAGCGTATAGATTACATTCCACCAAGGGGTAGCCTAGTAACGACTAAACATTCTCAGAGATGGGCTATAGGCGTTGCTATGGGTATCAGTGTTGGGACTTCTGCTGTATTCCTATCGAAGCAGGGTCTTATGTATCTACCAATAGAATTGATTGACAAGGCTTGGGGTCGTAAGAAATGAAAAGTGGAAATATCCCTTACAATGTAATGATGCCCAAGACTAACGATTGGGCTAATGTACCCCGTATGCCACAAGCTATTGTGCCAGTTCTTGCCACTGCTTTTGGTATTACGAGCGCCGTAGGTACATTTCTGCTAACTGCCGCTGTTTATATTGGGGTATCAGCGGTAACTTCTTGGGCACTCCAAGCACTGGCACCTAAGCCTAAATCTGGTGTTCAAACCCAAGGTCTTCTGACTAACATCCGTGAGGCTGCTGCACCCCATGACTATGTGTATGGTCAAGTCCGTAAAGGTGGTGTGATTACTTACCTTGAGGCTACAGGTGAGAACAATAGATACCTTCATATGGTTATCTCTCTCGCGGGTCATGAACTTGAAGAGATTGGCGATATTTATATTAACGATGAAGTTGTAACTATTGATGAGGACTTAAACGTAACCTCTTCTCCTTGGAACAGTAAGATTAGGATTGAGAAGTTTAAGGGTGACCAGACTACAGCCCCTGCTGCCCTAGTGTCTCAATCTGCACACGTAGATAATAACTTTATTGGTCGTGGTATTGCTTATCTGTACGTTCGTCTTGACTATGACCAAGATGTATTTGCTAATGGTATCCCACTCTTTACTGCAGTCGTTAAAGGTAAGAAGGTATTTGATCCTCGCACTAGTGGCACAGCCTACTCAGCTAACGCTGCTTTGTGTATTCGTGACTATCTCACTGCTGACTATGGTATGGCTGACGTAGGTTCAACTGATGATACAATCTTCTC